CTTTACGAAGGATCTCGCAAAGGGTAAATTTACATTCAAGAATCCCTACCTAAAAGGTCTTCTTCGTGAAAAAGGTTTGGACACCCAAGAAGTTTGGCACGAAATCCTTACTCATGGTGGAAGCGTGCAACACCTCACAGAGCTCAGCGAAGAGGAAAAAGATGTGTTTAAAACCTTTGGTGAAATATCTCAGCGAGAGGTTATTATCCAAGCGGCACAACGTCAAAAGTTTCTTGATCAAGGACAAAGTCTTAACCTAATGATCCCGCCCAAAGCAAAGCCAAAAGAAGTGAATGAACTTCTGATCCAGGCTTGGGAGTGGGGAATCAAAGGTCTGTACTACCAGCGCAGTGCTAACCCAGCCCAGGAACTGGCTCGGTCTCTTAACAACTGTAAATCTTGCGAGGGATAAAAAGGTTTATAGATAATATAAACCAAAACAAAGAAATGATCACTGACCATCGCTGTCCCAATTGTAACGCATCCTACGAAGTCACGTGGGATGATAATGAAGAAGCGTCTTTTCAAGCGGTAGAAGATACCGACATTGACTACGACGATTACGACAAAGAAATCTATCCCCAATATTGCCCATTTTGCGGAACACACAACTCCTACGACGGAGAACTTTAATCTAAGCCATGTGGACTTACAAGGGTGAGGAATTCACTACCGACATGATCGAGGATTATGTGGGGTACGTGTACTTGTTAACAAACAAGCTCACCGGCATGAAGTATATTGGAAAAAAGAAATTCTGGTTTAAGGTTACCAAGCCGCCTCTCAAGGGTATGAAGCGCAAGCGTCGTTCTCTTAAGGAATCTGATTGGCAAGAATACTACGGATCCAGCGAAGAAACAAAAGCCCTCGTGGAAGAACACGGTGGTGACATCTTCGAACGCGAGATCCTACACCTTTGTGAAAAGCTCGGTGAGCTTTCATATCTCGAAATGCTCGAGCAAGTTCAGCGTGAGGTTCTTCTCCGCGATGACTACTATAACGGCATTATTCAGTGCCGGATTCACCGGAATCACGTAAAAGGCTTAAAAAAGCCTGAAAAAGACTAAAAAGTGATTTACATCCATGTAATATTATGGTAGAATAGTAGTCCAACAAAAAATCCATATCAAATGATTATCGTAGACTTCTCCGCAATTTCAATTGCATCTGTGTTCTCACAGCCCAAATCAAACCTCCAGGAAGACCTTCTTCGTCACATGATCCTGAATTCTCTCAGGCTCTACAATCTCAAGTATCGCGAACAATACGGCCGCATGATACTTGCATGCGATGCTGGCTCCTGGCGCAAAGGTCCATTCCCAGAATACAAAGCATCCCGCAAAAAGACTCGGGACAGCTCAGACATGGACTGGAAAGAAATCTTTGGATGGCTTAACACCATCACAGCGGAGATCGACGAACACCTTCCATTCCCTGTTCTAAGCGTGCAAAATGCAGAAGCGGACGATGTTATTGCAACACTCGTAGAAACCACTCAAGAGTTCGGTAACCACGAAAAGGTCATGATCATCTCCGGTGACAAAGACTTTATTCAATTACAAAAGTATGACAACGTGGATCAGTTCTCTCCTCTCACAAAGAAACTTATCAAGGATCCTAATCCAACCAAGTATATCTTCGAACACATTATTCGTGGAGACAGTGGCGATGGTGTTCCAAATGTTCTTTCTGCAGACAATGTCTTTGTTTCAGAAGATGCTCGGCAAACACCTCTTCGTTCCAAGAAGATCGAGGAATGGTACGAAGCATCACGTACAAAGGGTATGGATGAAATCCTTGACGAAGAAACATACCGCAATTACTGTCGCAATCGGTCCATGATCGATTTATCACGTATCCCCGAAGATGTTACCTCCCGCATCAGGGAAGAATACGCAAAGAAAGAAGTTAAGCCAAACGGCAAAGTTTTAAACTACCTTATTTCTCGCCGATGCAGCCAATTGGTTGCCTGCGCAGAGGAGTTCTTTATTAAGTCATAGATAAGGTATAACTATAACTACAAAACGTTAACATGAAACCGACACCCAAGAAAAACAGAACCAAACTTCCCCACGAAGTTTTTCAGCTTTGTGAAGAAGCAAAGACCGTTGCTGAGCGAGTAAAGATTCTTCAGGAAAACGGAACATTCGGAATTAAAACAGTTCTTCAGGTAAACTACAAAGAAGAGGTCGTGTTTGACCTTCCCGAAGGCGATCCTCCATTCAGAGTAAGTGATCAGGTTGCTGGACAATCAATGAGACACTTTGAGAAAATGGTCAGGGAGCTTGCACATCTCATTGTTCAATCCCCGCTTCCACGTTACAAAAAAGAAGTGAAATTCATTCGTCTTCTTGAATCTGTGTGTGAAGAGGATGCTAAAATCCTTCTTGCGATTCGTGAAAAAAAGCTTAAAAAGCTTTATAAAACACTAACCGAATCAACAGTCCGCAAAGCATTCCCAACAATCCTTCCACCTCCAGCTCCTAAAAAGTAAATGACCTATAATTATTTCTGCGAAACTTGCGGTGAGACCTGGGAAGAAGGACATCCCATGGCAAAGCGTGATGACCCTGTTGGTGATCCTTGTCCCCACTGTGAAACTGGAAAGAAAAAGAGAGGAATCTCTGCTCCAGCTATTTCACACATAAGCCCAGTTGGAAACATTCGTAAAGCTGGAAGCGGATGGAACGATCTTCTTGGAAAGATCCACAAAGGAGCTGGTAAGAATTCGAAGATCAATCACAACTAATGAAGCTAAGCAAGGCTCATCTCCGATACCCAAAGCACATTTGGAACAACGCTCCCAACAGCTGGTGGTGTCCTGATAACATTTCTACCTGGGAAAAATGCCCAAGGTGCGAGCTTCGTCCAAGGATCTTCGTGACGGAAAACATGCGCCGAGCCAGCTGCGGGTGCTGGAGATCGGTTGGTGATCGTTGGCAAATAGCTGCCGAGTCACGCTCTTCATACGTAAACAGAAAAGGTTCCGACACAGGCCATAACAGAGATGGCTTGAGAGAAAACTGGAACACCTACTGCCGAACAGGCAAAATAAAATTTAAACTCGGAACACGAACCCGATTTGGTTTCTTTTGGAAGCCACTTTTTGGCCTTGATAGAAAGCGCCAAGGATAACAATCATGGATACTGAAAACATAAAGACAAAGAAAATGGGACTAGACGATGTCCTCGGATTAGGAAAGCCAAACAACTTTTCTGTTGAATACGGATCCATCACGGATTTCTATTTGTCCGGAAACATCGGTGAAGCCACCGATTACATCGATTGGTTTCAAAAGATCCGAAGTGCAAGACAAACTGATTTGATCAACATTCACATCAACTGCCCCGGAGGAAACCTTTTTACAACGGTTCAATTCCTTCAGGTGCTCAGTGAGTGTAATGCACACATTGTCATGAACGTTAGCGGTGCATGCATGAGCGCAGCAACACTTATATTTCTAATGGGAGACGAATTCGTTGTTAACGATCACAGCGCGTTTCTTTTTCACAACTACAGCGGTGGTATGATTGGTAAAGGCGGAGAGATGTACTCGAATGTGGTACACGACAGAAAATGGTCTGAAAAGCTTTTCCGTTCACAGTACCAAGACTTTTTAACTGCCGAGGAAATCAGCCAATTGGTTGATGACAAAGACATCTGGATGGACGCAGCCACAGTGGTTGAGCGTCTTGAATCACGGGGTCAAGCTATTCGCCAAAAGGAAGAAGAAGCTCTTAAAGAAAGCAAAAAGGCCGAAGACCGCAAAAGCAGACGCGGATCTGGCACAAAGCGTAAGACAACCACTAAAAAGAAATCTGTTTAATTATGAAACCAACCAACCTGAATTATAAGTTCAAAGAGCGTCTTGCTCTCACTATCATGCTTGAAACGGGAAATGATATTCCCGAACCAAGCGAACCTTGGGTTCTTCCCATCGAGTCCGAGTACAAGCGTATTCAAGAAAAGGTATCGGATCTTTCCGCACGGAACCGGAGAGATCTTACCTCTGCTTACGAATCACTTCTTGAGATGAAAAAGGCTCAGGCTGAAAAGACTGAGGCTGAAGACGAGAAGGAGTAAAATGGAATTGGTGCTGGTAATAGTTTTTCTATCTGCGATTGTGTATGCTATTTTTGCTAAAGTAGAAGATTCATGAAATCAAACCCTGTGCTTGTAACGGTGCTTGCGGCACAGTTGGTATTCATTCTCATTATTTTGGGTATCATAAAATTTATCGATGTGCACGATCAAAGGATCAATTGCCTGGAACATCAGCACATTGACCATGGTATATTGCAGAGCTTGGACAAATTCTAAAAATAGAAAGAACCGGCTTATGGAAACTGCAATTATAGTAAACGGCATCTTGGTGACTGTATTCAGCTTGGGGTTCCTGTCATACACAGTATGGTTGGGGTTCAAGGTTGTTAGATTATCAGGAGAGCTGAGACAACTGGAGTATGACACCAATACGCGTGTCGACTCAACTGAAAAAGACCTTGACGCTTCAAATGATGAAGTGTGGAGGAACTTCGACAAAGTGGATTCCCGCTTTGATAAAAGAGTAACTGAAGAAGTGGATTCTCTTTATCGAGAAATCGAATCGCTTCGATCAGAAATGATCTAAACACCCCTTGCCTGCTAATATACCATGGATCAATTTAAAAGACATCTTTCGGCAAAGACTTACTGGGCTCGCATTTACATCAGTGGTCCACTTGCTGAAATCAAGCAAACATGCCGGCACTGGGTCAAGGCAAATACGTGCTGTGTAAACGTTTCAAAGACCTCCTTCATTTATTCGGGCGGAGAGGAAACAGGAGCATGCGTAGAGCTTGTTAATTATCCTAAATTCGCACGTTCAAGCGAAGAAATACTTGAAGCCGCAAAGGCTTTGGGATTCGAAATAAAGGCTGCCACCGCTCAGGACAGCTTTTTAATCACCACTCCAACCACAACGCATTGGTGGAGTGACAGGGAACAAACCTGGTCCCTGGATGATATTACCCGATCTGCTCTTTAGTAAATATAGGTGTAATTTCTATCATAAAGTCGCCGTACAGAACTGTGTTTTTGTATAAATACTCAATGTTATGGCTTACTACAACTATCCACAGAGAAAGAACAACTCTAAATTTACTGGAATGGGTGTGGGTCCACACGACTACGTGACCTATACTTACGATGGCAGCGGCAACGTCACTGACATTTATTATTACCTTGGCGGTCAACAGGCCAGCGGTACTCTCGTCGGTCACATCCGATACACCTACGATGGAAGTGGTAACATCACCACCTCTGAAAGAATCGCTTAAAGGAGTATAAAAAACCATGCCAAAATACGCAATTAACCCCATCACGGGAACTTTCGATCAGGTTGCTGATGCGCTTGGTCTCCCTCAAACGTCTCAGGGTCATTACGCTTTGCTGAGTTCCGCATACTACGGAGGATCAGGAACCACGACAGAAATCATTACTGATGACACAAACGTTTACCAGGATCTTAACTTTACTGTTGATCCAAGTGGTCTTTATGATCACAGAACCGCAAACATGAAAGCTGCTGCGGCCGCAGGTCACACAGGCGCAGGAACAACGGTTGATCCCGTTGTATTTGACTTAGAAGGATTAACACTAACCTCTTCCTGTTCTTTTCAAGCGGTATTTAGATTTGATCCCGACGAAGACGGCGGAAGACTCGACTCCCGTTTATGTTTTACTAAGAACTCGGTTTCAGGCGATTCACCTCCCTCTGAGTTCTTTATCGAGGCAACCTCCGCAGCCATGGAGTCAGGAGCTGATATTGACTATGCTCAATCTCCTGTTATTAAATTTATTATAAACGAAGACATCACCACACACGGCGTTGGTGACGCCGGATCTTTCCGATTTCAGGTTCGCTCCGACGTTGCTGGCACAGTAACCCTAGACAACCTAACACTATCTATCTTTTAAAAAAATGGGCCAAGTAAAAATCTACTCGAATTTATCCACCGGAAAGGTCTCCTTTGACGGTGCAAAGGTGGGACAAAAGGACATCGGCTCTGTTGAAGCCATCGCTCACCCAACACAAACCAACAGGGTTATTGTTAAATCTACTGTTCTCTTTAAGTCCGGAAGTACAACAGAGCACCGCGTTTTCTTTAAACGTTTAAAAATCACTCGCGTTCAAAACGAAGCGGGTGAAAATCTCGTAGATGCACCTTACTCCTACGACAGGGATCAAATACTTGCTTATCTTAACAACGAGTTTGCAAGACCTACCATTGGGGAATACTTCGAGTACAATCCCACCACTGACAGACTAAAAGCTGTTAAGGCGATTGAGACAACACTTTCTTCTCTTCACTTAGGTGGTCAACACCGCATGAGTTCCGGTGCAGCAAACGTTTACTTTGACGACCTTACGCGAGAAACGAGTGACTTCCCAGTGTTCGGAAGAATGCTTGACCAATCTCTTCCTGAGAACCAGGCGGCAGGAGCTGGTCTGGTTAATCCGTCCACCCGACTATTTGGTGACTTCAGTACCGTAGGACTTGGCGGAACACCCGTTAATGACACAGCTATTCCTTATGACGGGGACAACTTCTTTTCTTTTAATATCTCCGGTGTGGGAATTACAACGAGAGTCGCTGAGGAGGTTCCTGCTAATCAGCGGCTTCTTTACGAACTGAGCGTTGATGGCACTTTGGTTTATCAACAGCATCTTGATCACTCGGGTTTATCGGTTAACGAGGATTTAACATGGTTCTTTACTCACCCACTTGACATTGAAGCTGGGTCTACCAACCACGCGTCGATTACAAAGGTCGAAACGATAGGAAACCAAGAAACAAGACAAGGTCTTTTACTTGTCTGCGAAGGTGACGATGTCAACACAAGATACCAAACAAACGTTCTCCACCGTCTTTTTGAAGACAAAGAAATAGCTACTAAGGACGACGTAAATGCTTTGAGCACAGGCTCGATTTACAAAGGAACTTACAACGCTGACACCGACACCCCGTCATTACCAACCGGTTCTGATGTGCTCGGTGATTTCTACAGAGTGGCTACACCAGGAAATGGTAAGGCTGTTGGAGACGTTATGGTCTTCAATGGAACAGACTATGATCACATTGCTGCTGACTCAGTAACTCAAAATGACATTAACAGCTCCGGACTTCGTGTTTACGATGTGATGGTGAAAGCTGGATACACCGGAGGCGTTTCGGATGGCTCAGCTCTTTATCCCTTTGGTGATGTTGTTACAGCGGTTGCATCGGCTAACGACGGTGACACAATCTTTTTGGACGGTGTATTTAACATAACATCCTCTTTGGTACTTCCCGCCGATAAGTCTTTGACATTTGTAGGATCTGATGGTTCAGCCATTCAGTATGCTTCTTATGACGCAAGCAACGGAAACGTTTTGGAAGTAACCGGAACAGATAACTCCAAGGAGTACGCTTTCCGCAATCTACGATTCAGCAACGCGGGAGGATACGGAATCCTTACTAAAAAGACCGCAAAGGTTGAGATCGAAAACTGCGACTTTACAAACAACGGATGGAACGGTTCAGCTCTTAATACAATTCTCCCTTCGACAACAACCGCCTTACTTGGATACGATTCTTCCAGCGCGGATCTTCAGGCGTTTTACGCAGGATCCAATGCTTCCAACGGTGGAGCTTTAAGAATTCAGGAATCAACCGGAGTTCGAGTGATTGGAAACAATGTAAGCAAAAACCTTAGAGGTATCAGAGTTCAAGACTGCGGTATTGGCGGCTATGGATTCATAACTCGAAACGTGTCTTCCCAGAACATCGAGTCGGGAATATACATCGCCGCAGGTTCTCTTGGAGGGTGTCACAACGTAACTGTTTCGATGAACGCTTCCTCCTACAATGCCAACAACGGTCTTTTAGTAATTGGCGGTATCAATAATAAGTTTAGCCAGAACGAGGTTAACGGAAACTGGAACGCAGGATTCTGCGCATGGGGCGCAGCTAACAGCACACTTCGTGATTGCGGTCTTTATGACAATAACCGCTCTTCTTTTAACGGCATCGGAAACCCCGGAGACGCAAAGGCATCAATCCAAATTAACGAGGTTTACAATCTACTTGGAACTTCAATTAGTTTAAATCCCGACTTTAGATTCATCGCAGAGATACTTGACACCCAGGTTCACTACACAGGACTTGGATCCAACTCCGATAAGGTTGGACTTCTTATCACGTCTGCGGTTGGTCAATTACCTGACGACGATAAGAACATTATTAAGGTAGATGACGTTGGATTCATAGGTCAAGACTATGCTATTGACCTAAGCGAAGTTGATGTGACCAATCTTAGATTATCTTTGGGAGATAACTCCTACCAATCAATCGGGACAAAGGCCATTAACCCTCCACTTGCTGGTAACTACTCCGAGTTACCTTTCAGTAACCACGTTATGCAAGTGCCGATCGTGGACGTGGTGGTTGACACACTAAAACAATCAATCACACTAAACGAAGGTGTTGGCGGTAATGTTATTAACAGATACGCTATTAACGACCTTACCTCCACGGTGGTTGGAAGTACAATACAAATATCCCAAAACAATTCTGATAAGGTTCAACTGAGAGGTCTTACATTCGGAAACATTTATGTTAACGGAACACAGGCCGGAAACGATTTAAATTCTGCGAATGATACACTCAACGCAGCGTTCCAAATGGACCTTGTGAATTACAAATCGTTCCTTGTTTCGGAGGTCGGAATAAATGGGGACGAATCGTCTGGGGGATCACTCCCAGCTATAAGTAACAACTGGTTCGTTTCATACGGTGCAGAAGCGGGAACACAGATTACCACACCTACTATTGGAAACAACTATAGAAACTACAATCCGTTTTATAACGGTGAGTCTTTAGAAAAGGGCCACGAGTTTGTTTGGACACACAATCCCTCCTACGATTACATGATAGGTGTTTGGGGTGCAGCTGAAACCGCACAGTCCGGTTCGGATGCGCTTCAGCCCTCCAATTGGACGGTTGGATTTGCTTACGCAGGTACCAATACAAGATTCAGCCAAGTTGATTCGAGCGGAGTGACAATTGAGACAAGCGGATCATTCGCAGGTTACTACGGAATGCCCAACGGTCAGCTTGCTCTTCGCTTCGGTCAAGACAATTACCTATATCTCTATGAAGTAGTTAACGGCGGTTACAGTTTAATCGGTAAGTCCAACTCCACAATAGCTGGTTCTTCAGTTATGATTCAGTGGTCTTCCTTTAATGAAGGAAGCTTTCCAGTATTCACAGAAAGAACCGAATCATGGGAGATCGTTCACGACCAAGACAACTCTCAAGGAGGAGAATGGAGCAACGGATTAGAAGAGTCCACCGTTATTAAAAGCAGGATCTCAGTAAGCCCCGGAGAAAAGATAACTCTGAACTTCAACTACTTTGGCCGTTCTGAGAAAATCGGATTCGGATACACCGGAGCATCTAGCAACGTTGCAAGCGCTGAAGACACACTTGAAGATGGCTTCTTCTACAACACATCCGAGGTAATAAAAGAAATCGGAGCCTCTGAAAGTAATTGGACTTGGAACACGAGCGCTCTCAATTCCTATGATCCAAATGGAGACAGAAGCGACATTGGATATGATTCAAGTATCGACGCTGGTAATAATAATCTGGGTCTAATTTCATTCAGGTACAACAGTGACAACTCCTTGGAGATGTGGCACGAAACCAATAATGAACTAATTGCCACTAAGAAGGTAGACCTTGATGGTTCTGCTTTTAATATCTTTTTGGGAGCTAATGAGAACAGTCATACCGCTGATAGAATCCCCGAATTGGTTAAGTATGACATGAGCGCCGAAGAAGAAGGCGCTTCCCTAACAGGTTGGTATTACATTGAAAGCCCAGATGGGGAATTCTATTACCCTCTTTTCGCAAGTGAAGCGGAGGCTAATTACATTGATTCCATAGAAGATGGAGGAAGTGGTACAAGCCACACCCATACATTTGCGGATGATACCTACAATGGCGGAAGCAACACATGGTACATGCCAGATACATCTGGAGTCCATGCTGGTTCGGCAGCACCTCAAGGCGGAATATTCGGTAACAGCATTAACGTTGTTTGGAACGAAATCCCAACAGGAGAGGACGCCAACTACTTGCCAACGTTTAGTAATATCACCTACAACGTACAAGAAGGTAGTGCTATTAACATTCAGTACAAGGCTGCTGGAATGACCGACACATTTAATGTGACCAACGTTCCTAATGGTTATGCTGACAACGGCTACGCTATTATTGGTACAGCTGAAGACATTACTAATGGCGCTGGTAACTCTGTTACTCATGTTATTAACGTTACTAAAGCAAATAGCTTTGGTTCTGTTCAAGGAACAATTACTATTAATGTATTGGCTGACCTGGCCGGAAACGAATTCACTATTGTTGAACAAGCAAGTGGTATTAAGTTTACCCAAGACGGAGGTAGCACAATACTCGACTTCAACACGGTAACATTTAATGCTGGTAGCACTTACAAGTTCTACTTAGATCATGCCTCTGTTGAGTCAAATGACACCTTAATGGTTGTTGATGCTAATGGCAATGCTTATACTACTGGTGTTACTCTAAATGGTACTGTTGGAAGTGCTGGCGCTTACCTCGAGTTTGTTGTACCAGCAGACGTTCCGCCTATTAGCCTTGTTTGGACTGATGGTGATGGGGCTGCTACTGCTACAGTACCAATGACCGTTGCTGGTTCAACTTACAGCGCTAATCCGACCGGTATTGACTTAGAAGGTCCAAGCGCTAACCAGACTGGCTCAAATGTAATGGACTCGGGTGACCATGGTTGGATTAGTCTTGATGAGACATTAGGCGCAGGCGAAAGACTTGTATTAGATAATGCTTTCTTCACTGATTTCATTGGTGAAGTTAAAAGCAACAATACTATCTTTGCAATCGGACTTAAAGGTAGTAACTGGTCAAATACCAAGCAAGTAAACAGTAATGGTGCTGCTGCATCAGGTCTTACTTTCGCAGGTAATAGCTACATTGTAGGTATATTTAATAGCAGTGGTACAAGTCTTACCATGTACCCTGTTGCTAATGGTATTGTAGGAAACAGCATGTATCTGAACACCACATCCTTAATGAACACAACGTGTGCTTTCCTTGAAGTAACAAATTCTGGTAATAACATCAGATTAGCCTTTGGACGTAATGGAAACTTAGGCATTACTTCTGGTGACGAATCAACTGTAACTTATGGTAACTGGAATGCTTATAAAGGTCAGAGTGGCGATAACTCAGGATACGCTAGTGTTACTACTCCTCTTGATGTTGTAATGTCCTTCTGGACTTTTAATGGCAATGCTATTGATGGTAATGAGATTGATTGGACAGGTTTATCTGAAATATCGGTGCCTGCTCCACCAACAACAAATGCAACTAATTGGACTAAGGCGATTGACTTTAGTGGTGGTAATGAACACTTAAAACAAGTTAATCCTATTACTCAAGCACAACCTCTTAGACTGGGTGGCTATGGAGTTGCTGTAGCTAACAACCCTGATAGTACTAAAACTGCTGATAATGGATATTCTTTCCCATGGGCAACTTCTATAGTATTCAGAATTGATGGTAACAATAGTAACCAACATATTTGGAATATGGGTGAAGGTGCTAGTAGCAATAACGATAACATTTATCTAAGACTAACTGCATCCAGGGAGTTATACTTTGGATGGGGAAGAGGCTCTAATAACAATGAGTGTTTGATTGATAACTATCTACAAACCAATGCTAGTAAATGGTACGGAGTTTATATCGCTTTCAAAGGTGGTAGATTTAACTACGGTAATTTAACCGATGCTAATTTAGCTGATGCTTTTGACATAAGAATAATTTCTGGAGTTTGGGATTATGCTCCTGCATTAGCTGATAATAAATCAACAGCTGCTAACTGGACTAATGGTGGAAACAATGCTCGTACAGATTTAAGTATAACGGGGGATTTCACTATCGGCGGACGTGGTGGTAATAGAAACTTTCATGGTAAAGTAGCTAGTATGGTTACAACAACTCTTAAGAGAAATGATACCATACCAGATGATGCTGAAATCCTGAAGATGATTACTGACCCTGTTGGTTGGGTTGCTGACTATAAAGTAGGGGAGACTTACAGATATCCTAATACAACATCTAACTATTCTAACTTCCAAATCGGTGATACACAACCAGCATATGCTACTCAAGTGTGGCTAATGGGTGATGGCAGCAGCGACAGCTTTTCTAATGGCGTTCGAAACTACATTCAGCCCGGAGAACAGAACTACACGAAGTTACAGTTCAACAGTATGGCTTCAAACGACATCGAGAATGTATCAATTTCAGGATTAAGCTAGGTAATCCCGCTCTGGCCCCGGCGAATTCAGGGGCCATGCTTTCTTGCTCTCCGCGGGGTTCTTGTGGGCGGGGGTTCGATTTTGTGCCGAATTGAGCAGGTTTTGGGTCTTTTTAAGACAAAGTTCACTTTTTTGCAAAAAAGAGGTTTACATACCCGTGGAATATGGTATAATGCTCGTGTATGGATAATAAAACAACAACCACCACCAATATCGAAGAAGAAGCCCGATTCCTCCAGAATCAAGTCCGATGGGTCCTTCCCGAGATCAAATCTGTTATCGCTTTGGGTCAGCTTTTAGAAGATCCTGAAGCAAAGGCAGATTACCTTGAAGACTCCCTAAACGCCGTCTACAAGCGTATGTTCAAGGCTCTTGAGCACAGTGGAACAAATAACAAGCCCTCCGCCTTCAACGGCCTGGGCTAAACCACACACCACACTTTTTATCTAAACCACACACCACACCTTTATATCATGAGCAACAAAATCAGTACCCCATTAGTTTTAAAAAGCAAGCTTAACGGCACCAACGACCTTCACGAAGCTACCACCATTCTCCGCAGCTGCGAATGGAAGCTTATCCGCGAAATGCGAGAGACCTTCCTCCACAGCATGTCCTTTGGAGAGCTCACTTCTAAAAACGAAACCCTTCTCTCGCTTTGCACCATGCTTCTTGAATGGGTTCAGAACTTCCACGGCGGAAACAATCAAAGCATCATAGACAAAGGTCTCGATGCTCACTCTATTGACGAGCTTCTTAAACCTTACGAGAGCTTGGCCAAGTTAATCAAACTTCGGATCAAATGATCTACCTAACACTATACTGGGTTCTCGGCGCATCAGTTTTAATACTAATCGCAGGCGCAGCAAGCTTTTTAATTCTACACAATTGGCAATGAAATACGAAATCTACAACGTCGCAGTTATCTTTCTTCTGGGAGTTTCACTTTGGCTATTCTCCCTGCACAAAATATCAGAAGCCATTTACGTCGCTATCCTAGCAAACGCAATCAAAAACTTTTTAAAAGACTAATGTCCAACACGATCAAGATCACCTCTAAAACCGGCGAGGTATGGAACATCCACCGTTCCGCGGTTGATCGTTTGTCCCTTAAATCCGAGTCGGAACTTGAGGCTTTTTTCAAAAGATTCTTTGCATGGTTTGATCCATGGGAAGAGGATGTTCTTGTATCACTTATCAGGATGGAACGTGCTGGACTCGTTATTGACACCGAGATTAACCTAAAATACAATCGATAAAAATGGAATCGGCTTCCACTCTAATTCACTATAAACTTCTCAAGGCCGAGCTAGATCGTCTTCTCGAACATGTAGAGGATCCGGACCTTGATATATACAGTCAACGAACAATACTTCGTGAGGGCGTTAAAATCATTTCGGAAAAATGCTCAAACACTATTAATCTTATCGAAGAAGGAAATTAAATGAAAACAAAATATCTAATTCAATACCTGCATCCGTTTCATCACAAATGGATCACCGACGCAACCTGCGAAGATCTTTTGGAAGCGCATGACACGGTACAAAAGAAAAAAGAAGAAGTTAAAGAACTTACAAAAGAAAACAACACAACTTTAAGCTGGAGGATTCAACCTCTGGATTAACCCCACCCTTCCGCACGGATAAAACAAATAAAGATCGAACGAGTGTTTGATCAAGGGACGCTAACTGAGGGCAGGAACGAAGAAGGCAATACATCGCTCGCTCAGTCCAAAAAACCTGCAATCATACTAACTAAGGTAATATGAAAAACACCCATAAGAACATCATCGGATCGATGATTATCATGACGGCTGCTTTTACAGGGGTTTCCTGCAAGAGCACTAAGCAACTCGGCACTGTTGGCGATGTGGTTTACTACCGCGTTAATGCACGGACTTTTGACGGTCCTAACATTACCGCTTTGGTTGAACATCGCGATGGTAAGTGTGCACCTTCACGTACAGGCGTAATTGCCACAGCATCTGGCCCAGGAATTGGTCACACTGTTGTAGCAGCCGTAGGTGGAGTCGCTGAAGCATTCATTATGAAAGATGCTTTCGGATCTGACACCATTATCAACAACGCTGTTTCTTCTGTTGCAGACGCTGCATCCAATTCAGCCGGCGGTAACGCTACTGGTGGTCGTGGTGGTACTGGCGGAAGCGCAACTGGCGGTTCTGCATCCAACAACAACTCCAATGTTGCCAACGGTGGAAGCGCTACTGGTGGTTCTGCTACCAACAACAACTCCAATGTCGCTAACGGCGGTGCTGGTGGTGCTGGTGGCCTCGGTGGTGCTGGTGGTGCTGGTGGCCAAGGTGGTCAAGGCGGAGAAGGTGGTCGCGGTAACGCAACTGCTAACGGTGGTGCAGGCGGAAACGCAACTGCGACTGGCGGTGCTGGCGGTGACGCTTCATCCACTTCGAGTGGTGGTTCCGGCGGTGGTACCGGTGGTGGTATCAACATCAACGTAAACCAAAACCAGAATCAGAACCAAAACCAGAATCAGGGAGACGACTGTCGCCCTAACCGTCCTGGTTGCTAATTCGATCCAAACAATTAATCAAATCGGTCGAATCTTTCGGGATTCGGCCTTTTTGGTGGCCCAAACTCCCCTTTTCCGCAAAAAAAAATTAAAAAAGGGGGTTTACATACCCGCTGAATATGGTATAATAATAGGGTAACAACACCATCTACATTATGAGAGAAATACTATTGATCACAGCATTGGGTGCCCTTGGCTGGTACACTTACTCACTTGACAAAAAAGTCAACGTTCTGGAAAAAGAAAAAGCCGAAGCTTCGGCCGTGCAAATACCGGACGAATCCCTGGTCGAGGATCTTGCCAAAAGCCGGGTGAGAATTCAGGACCTCGAAGTCTCACTTAAAGAAGCCTCACAGGCTGGTCTGGACTTTAAAAAAGAACTCGATTCCGTCCGCAGCGAATTGGATAAAAGCGAGGATCTCGTCCTCGCACTACGTGGGAAAATCACAGACATCACAGTCAGCAGAAACTCCGCACCCGTTCCAAGCTCTCAGAGATACGTTTATCAAAGAAGCGAACGCGATTCCAAGGTTGAAGCACAGATCCAAACCTTGCTTAAAAATAGAACAGATGCAATAGAGCTTCTTAGCCAGGCATCACAAAGATCAGGTCATTACGCCAAACCAGCAACACTTAAAAGCAACTTTGCTGCTTCATCCGTTGACCGTAAGAAATACGAGGATTACCTTAGCTCCGAAAAACAACGGCTCAGTGATTACGTGCGCACCGTTGAAAGCAAACTGCTCAGTCTCGGATACAAACTCTAACAAACAACAACCCATCCCAACACTACACGATGAAACCAACATTTACCTGTGGCCAAGCTCCTTGGAACATGTACATTCACAGCAGAAAAAACTGCACTGAAAGCAAATGCAAATACCCCGTAACCTGTAAACATCACAACACTTGTATGGAAAAACTAGTACTTGCCGCCGACAAACGACGGAACCTTACCAAAGCTCTTTTGGTTGCACTCATCCCGCTTGCAGCTGGAACCGCACAAGCAAAACCCCCAGTTGTATATCACAACATCCCGCTGAGAGTAATCAGCGGACCAACACCGAGGGTTGGAAGTTACGCAGTACCCGGTTCTCATCGCTGGGGTGGATTTTCAATGGGAGGCAATTCAAAGATCGCAAGCATTGCTAAAAGAGATCTTGGTACATACTTCAGAAGGGGCCAAAGCTACCAGTGCGCTAACTATGTTTCACACGTGGTTAAGAGAGCTGGAGGAAGCCCACCGAGATCCTCAGCAATGGCACGAGCCTGGCTTAAGTGGGGAAGACCTGTTTCGCTCAACTCAATGCGAGCAGGTGATATCATTGTTACCAGCCGTGGAAGTAATCCGTCCTCAGGTCACATCATGATCTACAAAGGCAACGGTGTGGCTATTCATAGATCAACATATTGCACACCAATTCAAGAAATTCGAGTTTCTGTTTACAAGCACAGAATCCTCGGAGTTAGGAGGCATTCGTAATGGCAAAAGTTAAAGTATACTACAACGAACAGTGTCAAAACTGCGGACCATATCTTGCTGACCTAAAAAAGCATTCCGCCGATAATAAACTCAGCTGCGATTTTATTTCACTTCAATCGAGTCCATCAGAAATTATAACATACTTACAGAGTCTTCGATCCGAGGGCCACGTCGTTTCATCGTTTCCGTTTTTTGTAGTGTTAGATGGTGAGCACACCTACAGCTACGAAGGAATACTTGACACAGAGATAATCGTCAACATACTTCGCAAATTTGCCTGAGATCAGTTTATATTATGGAATGCGTTAATTGCTACAAACCAGTCGCTCCCGCACGTGTCGCTGCGGGGTACAACTACTGCATGTCCTGTGCCGAGCACGTGGCACAAGTAAAGGGCGTTATGTGCTGGGGTCACAAAACAGCTGGAGAGATGCAGGTCGTTTCGCCTGACCAGTTTAATGAACACCGCAAATACAGTCCTTACGGAAAGTACACGGGAATGGGATCAGGTGTAAAACGAGCTACACAAAGCTCAATGCGTTAGGCTTCAAGGACGTCGACGATGTAACGAAGGATTTTGCTTCGAACAATGTCTTCTTCGCCAAACGTAAGGTTAAAGATTCCTTTGTCCTCCGCGTCTTCCCTTTCAGCAAACTTGTTGAAGATGTCTGAGTAACCGCTCGACTTACCAATGTCCGCCTGAGCAAGGTCTCCGCAAACTGCGTAGCGTGTGTCCTTACCGAATCGGGTTAGAATTGTTACCAGCTCTGCATACGTAAGGTTCTGAGCTTCGTCGATGATAACAAAGGAGTTGTTAAACGTTAAACCGCGCACAAAGTTAACGGGTATCGCGCTCAGTATTCCTTCTTTCATAAGGTGGTTAGCAACACCTTGGCCGCTGATCTCTGCAACCTTTTCAATGAGAGGCATTGCATAAGGAAGGAATTTATCATCAACCTCACCAGGTAAGGCACCCATCGAACGGCTCGCGGATTCGATTACACTTCGTATGTAAACGATCTTTTCAATCTTGTCTTCTTTGAGAAGCTCAAGTGCTGCAAGCACCGCAAGATACGATTTAGCCGATCCTGCTGGACCGTCAACGAACCCAATCTTTGTTCTATTGTCATAAAGGCCATCTTTAAAAGCAAGGTGATTCTTAGAGAAATAAAATGGCTTTTTAATAACAAAATTAGTCAGCCAGTTTTCTTCAAGGGTGTCTTGGATTTCACACTCGAGATCTTCTAGCTTAAGTCTTTGCTCCGTATTTTTACGGGTAGCGCGTTTGGATTTTGTTCGTGACATTGTGGTAGGTGGTTGATGTTAATACAAAAAAGGGAGAAATCTATAAAGATCCCTCCCTCAGTAGACTTGCTCCCGCATCCAGACCCTGATTATTATCGTTTGTGTCCATAGCAGTAGCTCTGAAATATTTATGAAAGCCGGTGGCTCTAAAGGTGTTATTATTATAAGTAAATGTATGAGGAGGATGATAATCACGTTTATTACATGTCTTTCCTTACTTCTAATAGGTATATCCTTTGCAATACCAGTCCCTTCAAAAGCTCCTAAAATCAAGGAGGTGGTGATCAATCGTATCAGCCCGGACTTACAGTTCACCATTGCAATGGACTTGATCGGGATGCTCACATCCAGCCCCTACACCTCTGCGGTGATTCACGTGCAAACGCGTGAGGGCGAAAAGCATTCGGTTTTCGTGGAGTCTTGGAACGATTTAAAATACACCTACGGCTTAAACACCGAGGAAAGACTTTACTTTGTTTTTGGTCTCGTTACCGATGTACTGGGCCACAACAACATTGAAGCGGTGGCAGTTGTTCCTCTTGATGCTCCGAACAATTCTCAGATCTAAGCTTCTTCTTCGCCAGCTTCTTTGCCAGCCATATAAGAGTGAAGATCTTCCATGCTGTTGTGAAGACCACTCAATTTGTTTTGGAACCATTCGGGAAATCCGCCGCCATTCATAAGGTGGTTTCTGATTTCCATTGATGCGTGGCAAAGGAAGTTTAACTGTGTGATAGCCATCGCAAGTTCTTTTTCGTTTGGAAGGCTAAGTGCTCCTTCCGCCCAAAGAGACTTTTCTTTCCGCTCAGCAACATCCGTTCCTTCGTTCATTTGATACTCTCTGTCAATTTCATCAAGAGTGGAAAGAATTAACTCAATAGCATCTTCCATCTTAACAAAGTCGGAATCGTATTTTCCCTCGAGTCTTTTGTTAACTGCTTTATTTAAGCTAGAGCCTTTTTTGAGCGACTTTGAAAGCGATAATGTATTCTTATAAGCTTGCTTGGCACCTTGGGAAGAGTCAGCAAAGCCAAGTCCTTCTTCAAGCTCGGTGGATTCTTCCATTGCGTCCCAAATAGGAAGCTTCTTGCTTAAGAATGACGTGAGAGGTGCATCGTTTTTACGAGCAGCGGGACTAAGTCTGGCGTGTTGGCCAACAATGATTTCTCCGAGTTCCCTGCCGAGTCCGCTCTCTAGAAAGCTTGTGATGTCTTTGTCGGACTTGAGAATACGTGTCTTTTTAATTAGTTTAACAACGCGATCAAGCTGGGTCTTGTAATCTATACCACCGATGTCAACGGTGAATTCAAAACCACCTTTAGGCTTTACTGCCTCTTCGAGCTTGGCTGCTGCCTCCGCTGCCTCCATAGCCTTTTTAGCGGCGATGACATCGTAGGCTGCTTTTACAAGCGGATCTTTGTTTGTGTATTCCCGGGAATCTTTCATGAAACTATTTATGATAAAAAGCATTTTTAGATTTACATTTGTATTAAAAAACGATATAATGATTTGTATCAAAAAAAAAAGATTCAATTAAAACGCTTGGATCAGTTGAGGATAGAATAACAACAACACAACAATATTTTTCTTATGACCACTAGAATTCATCAATCAGTACTTCAAAAGACATGGAAAGGATTCAAGCACATTGCTCGGATTTATTACGATTACGATCACACCACCGACGATTATTACCCGGATATAGAACGAATTGACATGCATCGGATCGAGGAAGATGGAATCATTGGTGAGTGTGTTTCCTCATTTACAAAGCACGGATACGGTGAAATGAGACTTACCCTTGATGATCGTTTAACCGGCATTATGATTCTCATAGACGATGGGGTCATTGAATACAATCTGTAATGAGGTTTTCCTTCGGGATAAATTCTTTCTTATTTTGTTGTTTACATTTTAAATTAATTTTGATATAATTACTTTCATGCCAAAGATCATCGCTATAGCCGGAAATGCAACTGTTGGTAAAGACACTCTTTATCGTGCTCTCAAACACGAATTCCAAACAGAACATAATTGCACCGTACAAAGAATTGCCTTTGCCGATGCACTAAAAGAAGAGGTCGACCAATTTCTAATAGACACCATTGGTATCAGTGCTTGGACCTCTAATCCCGACGAAAAGAAACTCATTCGCAAATTCCTTATCTTTTGGGGTACTGAGTTTCGCCGGGAGCAGGATGACATGCATTGGGTTAAAAAGTCCGCTGAATGCATGACTGATCCCAACGTGGTTTACATTGTTACAGATCTTCGATACGAAAACGAATACCAATGGATCAAAGAACAAGGCGGAACAGTCATTTACCTTGATCGATACATCAACCAAGAAGGTGTGCTTGTTGCTCCCGCCAATGAATATGAAGCGGTGAACAATAAGATGCTCAAGGCTAACGCTGATCTTAAACTCGCTTGGCCAACGTATCACCAAGACGAATATGAATTACAAATTGAATTTGTTCGGGACAACGCTTCCCCTTACTTTCAATTAAACAATCTCACTTTTACCAAACCCATAGACAATGAATAACGAACACAAGCTCTGCTTTATCGACACTGAAACAACGGGTCTTTGCGCGCATAAGAATAATATCTTTCAATTGAGCGCAAAGATTCTTACCCCCGACGCAGGAGAGATCCTTGATGAAATCAATTTAAGTTTCCGTCCGCACTCCCTTGAACACTACTCTGTTGGAGCAATGGAAACAACAGGTGTAACACTTGAGGATTGGAAAAGTTATCCGCTTTCCTCGGAGGAAGCTTTTCAGCAGTTTGATGCCTTTATCAGCAAGCATGTGAACCGTTATGACAAAAAAGACAAGCTTCAGTTTGTTGCCTACAACGCTCTTTTCGACTCCGACTTTGTTCGCCAATGGTACGAGAAGAATGGAAACAATTACTATGGAGCATTCTTTTTCCACCCTCCCATTTGTGTGATGCAGGCTGCTGCTTGGTTCACTCAGCGTGTGCGCGGTGTTTTCCCGAATTTTACCCTTGGAACCATCTGTAAATGCGCAGAGCTTGGATGGGACGAAGAGCAGGCCCACGACGCCGACTACGATGTGGTCAAAACCATCGATCTTTTCAAATACCTCCAGGGTAACGTTAACCAGCTTTAAGGATTTGCCTAAAAGGGCACAAAACTGGCCAAATACGCTAAAAGGGGGCGGAAAGTGAAAAAAAGTTCACTTTTAATGAAAAAAGAGGTTTACATACCCTGTAGATATGGTATAGTGTCTATGTAACAGAAAAAAGCTACATTATGACATCAGAAGAAAAAGCTCAAGAATCCTTAAAATTCCTTAAACTCCGAGGCGATCGTCTTGTCCAAATCAAAGATAAGATCAACGACCGGTGGCTGGCCAAGGCCGAATACGGTTTCAGCAGTGATTGCCTTACCGCCTGGAGAAAGAGCCTTCTCGAAAACGAAGATGACCTGGCCAAGGTTTCACAACGGATCCAAATGATCCACGAGCTTTTCCCAGAGCTCAAATAAACCACCCCTTCTTAATCCCTCTCCTTACTACATCATGAACATCGATCAAATCAGAAACGACTGCTTAAACCCCAAGTCCAAAAAGCCAAAGCTTCTTGACCTTGACAGCGTTAAGCTTGCAGATGAATTCGCCAACGCGGATCTGGAGTTCGAAGACCCCGAAGACCAGGCTCTCAAGAGCTTTGACAACGGGGACAACCCCGAAGAAACCTGCTTCGAATACGAAACAATGGGCTACACCCAAGACGACGTAGACGAAGAATTCGAACTTCTTGGAACCTACATCTAGTATGACAACAATTGAAATGGCACTAACCGCCGCAGTTATCCTCGGAATCATCTGCGTTTTTCAATACAAAATCGTTTACTCAAAATGAATATTATTCTTTGGATACTAGGAGCGATCGTTAAGATCATTGCAGCTTTCTTCTTAGGATTTCTCTGCATATTCTTCCTTCCCTTTTCACGAGGCTAACTCATATGGAAAAAATCACATACACCACTAAAAAGGATCGCGTGATCTCCTCGCTTTACGCAATCTTCCACGTAGCGCTGCTTTTCGCAACGCTGATCGCAATCGCATTTTTTACTCTTTGGATCACAGCAGATCCCGTCGCTACCATCTAAATTATGAAATCAAATCTCACCATTCTTGCGCTGATCCTGGCTCCGGGAATCGTACTTGCCATCGCTCCCAAAAAGCGGGACTTTGAGCCAATCCAACCCAAGCGTGTTATCCAACAAATCGTTAAAGACAAAGAGGCTCTTTACAAAGCACAAACACTTTTCTACGGTCCTCACGGCAAGATCGAATTACCCACACAACCATCCGCACCAGAAGCAACACTGTTTCCAAGACCATCATTTAAATAAAAACCAAACAACCATACTATGAAAAACCTAATAGCAGCAAGATCTGCTTTCGCCACCACAATTGCTATCTCTGCAATCCTTGTAACAAGCTGCAACACAACAACTGTTGAACTACCAGCTTCTAAGGGATCTAAAACCAAAATCGTCACAAAGGATGAAGACGGTAAAAAGTACAAGGTCAAGTACAAAAATGATAAGCCCATAAACAAAAGGAAGGTTAAACTTCTTTTCAAAGAAGGCTTTACTACGGCAGAACGCGCAGCAGTTCTAAAGGGCGTTAATAATTCACTGGGTGCTAAAAAATACAAAGTTAAGTTTGAAGAGCACCGCGGATCAGGTTACCCATCTGGCAAATTTGTTACTGTTAAATGGTTTTCACACACACTTGAAACCAAAGTTGTTGGGCATCATGGTACTAGAGTCAATGGGTTTTACATGACCGGAGGATTTCGTTTGATCGGTATCAACGACAAGCTACGAGGAAAATCAAGGGAGATCCAATACGTTTGCGAACACGAGGCTGATCACGCATTTGGTCGTATGCACCTTAGTGCCAGAGACCAAAAAGGTCTTGAAATGCTTCATGGAAAGGGAAGAACCACACAGTCTATGAACTGGGGAGATTGGCCAATCAAGCCAGCAATCTAAAAACACTCCACAGCACACATTATGAAAAACACGATCCTTTCAATTCTACCAATACTGTCCTTGGCCACGGCCGCAGCCCAAGAGCTTTCGCCTCCCATCCCTGTTGGGTCCTTAACTGCGACTCCAACCGTTGTTCAAACCGGTACTCGCCCAACACTAACATGGAGCGTCACAGTTCCAGAAGCGGTGGATGACATTGTCGACATCGAAGGTCCAGGCACACTTGTCCCAAAGCGTGACGTTATTATGGACGTACGGGTTCTCGGAGCAGGTGTCACGGTTTCAACAAACACCTCTCCGTTTTGGGCCTTCGTTCCAACTGAGTGCTTGATCAATGTCGACGGCAATGGCTACAGCAGGATCTTTTTCGGGAACAACAACTCTGTTCGACCTGACAAGGTTGTTTACAGCAAGGCCGTTGAAGAAGGCGAGGAAATCAACTTCGGCTCACGCTACTACCTCAACCGATGGGGTCCTTGGTTTAGCACCAAGAACAGCGTTTCAAATGTGGTTGCATTAAAGAACGGAGACACACCTCCAACAACAACTCCAATGCAATACGCACCAACGATCGAATCGTTTATCCGTCCTTACCTTTCCTCCGATGGAACAATTCGAATTGGTCCCCGCGACGTTCTTTACCTAATGGAACTCACCCACACGGATCCAAACCATTCGGGATTTGATCTTCAGGACATGGCTGTTCTTGTTACCTTTTACGAAGAAACCGCGGAGAGCTCCGACTCGGAAAAGCGTGCTCGTCGTAAAAAGTGATTTACATCCAACCCAAAAAGTGATACAATTACATTATGAATCTAGGACTCTGCTGCTTGCTGCACAACAACAAGGAATACAAATTTAGGACCTACACAAAGGCGCGGCTTTCAAGGCTGAGCTTTGACGAGGCGAAGACAAACGTTCACGAAGTCGTTTGGCACAACACGGAGATGCTTGGTCGTTTCTTTGACTACTGCAGGGACAACAACATCCCTTCGTACAGGCTTTCTTCTGATCTTATTCCTCACTTCAAGTACATCACTGAACGCGGTCTTGTTACAGAGTCCGAGCTTCTGGCATTTCTGGATGCGTTTGGCTCTCACGACACCAGCGGCATTTGTCTTTCAATGCATCCAGGTCAACACGTTGCTATTGGGTCAAACAAGCCCGAGGTAATTGCCAACAGCAAGGAAGATCTCCGCTATCACAAATTGCTTCAAGACGCCATTGGCTTCAAGGAAATGAACATTCACGGTGGTGGTGCATACGGAGACAAGCCAGCAGCAAAGGAACGCTGGATCGAAAGCGCAGCGGAATTCAAAGACTACCTCACCATTGAAAACGACGAGCTTACATACAGCATCGACGACTGCTTGGAAATTGCAGAAGCCGCAGGCATTCCGGTTACCTTTGATTTGCATCATCATCGCTGTCACCAGCTCAAAGAGGATTACACCCCTCAGAAAACGGAAGAGGAATACTATCGCCTTGCTCGTCAAACGTGGATCGACACCGGCAGGGACTACCAACGCATGCACATCAGCACGCCCCGGGACGAATACACAACCCCCGCTAAATCACGACCACATCACGAATACATCACCCCAACCGACATTCCAGTGTGGCTCCGCGAAGCTGCAAAGGAATTTCCTCTTCACATCGATGTGGAAGCGAAGGCAAAGGAAAAGGCTATTTTTCAACTTAGTGAAGATTTAGATTTACATCCCGCGCAAACTTTGATATAATACAAACATGAAATCAGGTAAGATTATAATGGACTTGGAAGACGCTCTCCGAGCGGATTACGAAGAAGCACTTGAGGACAGCAAACGTCTTGACTGGCTGCTTGAAAACAATAAAATAGCCTTTGATGCTGTTAGCCGAAAAGACATTGATTCGGTAATTGAACTAAGCGAGTACCTTGACAACCTTAAGCCGTCTTCTCCCGAAAGTAATTAATTTATGAAAGTAACCATTGGAGATCCCACAAAAATCAAGCAAAAGGTTCATGTTAAAATCCATAGACACGACACGTGGAACATGGATGTAACTCTGGCCCATATTATTGTTCCCATGCTGAAGCAACTCGCTGAAACATCTCATTCGGGTCCTCCTGTTGAACTGAAAGACGTTCCTAGTAAACTTCGCCCAAAGAGTTACGAGGCTCCAGACTATGGTATGGATCACCTTTACTTTGATCGTTGGCATTGGGTGCTAAACGAAATGATCTTTTCTTTTTCCACCAAGATAGATCCTTCTATCGAAGATCAATACTTTACAGAAGATGGTTACGACGAACCTGGAATGGAAAAGCATCAGAAAAGAGTTGCAAACGGCTTCCGTCTTTTTGGGAAATACTACGAATCGCTTTGGGACTAAACCATGGAAGGGGGCAAACTGAGAATCCTAACAAAGCCTGAAGAAACAACCATTCAGGTAAACTGGTTGGTTCACTTTATGTACGAAAGCGACCGGTACGTCCTTTGGTCGTCTTCTAGCAAAGAGGCTCCGTGCGAGTACATCATCTACCACCACGACTCCCAACGAAGAGAAGGCCTGGGAGACGAAGTTGATTCCGATGATCCAAAGTTTGAGGAACTTTACGAATACATCCATGAATACAGTCGGGAATTTAAACACTACAAACTTGATCCAGGCCAGGAATTCATTATTCAATAAACACACTTTACAACATGAAAACAGAAGAACAAAAACTAGGTGAAAAGCTTAAAACACTTCTCAACGCATACGTGCTTGAGGTGGAGTTTGTAAAGACAAATGGTGACACAAGAAAAATGTTTTGTACCACCAAATCAGACAAAATTCCTGAGGAGCTTCATTCAAAAAGCGAAAACGGAGGAACACTCAGCGAAGGTGTTATTCCTGTTTATGACGTTGAAGCTGAAGGATGGAGAAGCTTCCGTGTTGACTCTGTTAAATCTTTTGGACTTCAGGTAAAGATATAAAATTTAGGGGTAGTAGCTCAGTTGGTTAGAGCGCCGGCCTGTCACGCCGGAAGTCGAGGGTTCAAATCCCTTCTATCCCGCCATTAATATAAAAAGAGGATGCGCAAGCATCTTTTTTGTTTTTATAAATAGCTTTTATAATGAAAGAGTACGGTGTAAAAGAATTAGTCGATTTTTTTCTTACTAAGATTAAAGAAAATCGTCCTTCTCATTTTTATGAAATAGGATGCTTTAGCGCTGAATTTTCTAAAAGGCTTTTAAAAGAATTTGATTGCGATATTACCGCCTTTGAGGCGAACCCGCATAACTATAAAAAATTTAAAGAATCAATAGAGGCTGCCGGCATCAATTTTATCCACTCCGCTATTTCAAATACAAATAAGCCCCTTTCCTTTAAAATCCAAAATGGCAGAGAAACCGAAGGTAATAATTCAATACTAAATCGAACAAAATCCCCTAGAAAGGGATACACGGATGTGTCGGTTAAATGCTCCAAACTTGACGAATATGATACTGGTATCACATCTGCTGGTTTATGGATTGATGCAGAGGGTGTTGGTTACGAAGTTTTAGAGGGTGCGCAATCCATTTTAGAAAAAACTAAATATGTTTTTATCGAAGTTGAAGAAATAAAATATTGGGTAAATCAAAAATTAGATTCTGATATTATAAGCTTTATGCGATCAAAAGGATTCACACCGATTGCTAGAGACAGGGAATATAAACACCAATACAACATTATTTTTGAAAAGAAATGAGTGTGATAAACGATAAACACAAACACTCATTTATTCATATTCCCAAATGTGCGGGTAATTCGATGCAATCCGAAAAGTGGGTTGGTAATAAATGTCACACTACTGTAAAGGACTTCATTGAAAATGATACCTGGCGTGAAGATTATTTTTCTTGGACGTTTGTAAGAAATCCTCTTGATAGGTTGCTATCATCTTACTTTTGGGTTAAACGCGAAAAATACGTTTTTAAAAAATGGCACGACGAATTGAGACAAGAACATTGTGAGGATTTTAGCACGTTTGTCCACTGGTTAAACGATGCCAATATAGAAGACGACGTTCTGTTAAAGCCTCAGCATTTACACATTACGTATGATGGTAGTATCAAAGTAAATTTTGTAGGAAGATTCGAAAACTTATCTGAAGATTGGTCATACGTTACCAATAAAGTTATTGGCAAAAAAATAACCCTATCACACAAAAACAAAACAAACCACAAGCACTATACAGAATATTATAATAAAGAATTGGCAGAAATAGTGCACAGTAAATATAAGAAAGACTTTGAGGTATTCAATTATGAAAATTGTTAGTTTTTATTGTGATGATTCATCAAAGAAGTATTCCAAATACGCAAAAAGACTTATTGATAACGCCAATTCGTTGGGCGTCGGTTATCACCTTGAAGAAAAAAAGCCCTGGGTGTGTAAACCGCAAGAGGTATTTAAAACCCAACATTTCTCAAATTGTAAATGGAAACCATACGTAATAGAAACCGCGTTAAAAGAAACCGATACGTGTTTATGGTTGGACGTTGATTGCTACGTAGAAAAAATAAATCACATTCCGGTTGACTGCGATATTGGATATTTTTCTAATGTCCCTAAATATTATTCGAATAAAATTTCAGTGGGGTGGATATGGTTTAATAGCACGCCCAATACATTTGACTTTTTAAAATCTTGGCAAAAAAATTTAAAGACCTCTCCTCAAGATCACAACGCCTTTTCTAAAACACACAGAAAACTAAAAAACCAAATGAACATGATAGAAGTTACCGATTCCGTTGATGTGGTTCACAATAAACCTCTTTTTCAGAAATAATGAAGATCACCTGTTACGTTAGAAAAAACCGTCCCAAGCATCAGGTGACGGCGGCAGAAATATTTTGTGAAGGCCTTAAACGCCACGGGATCAAGGGAGAGATAAGCACCAACATTGCTCTAGACACCGATTCGGATCTTGTTCTTGTGTGGGGCATGAGGCAGGCAAGAGATGTTCGAGGCGAATCAGGAAAGGACTTTATTCTAACTGAGCGCGCTTACTTCGAGGACAGGTACGAATGGATCTCACTTGGATACAACGGTCTCAACAACCGAGGGGAATACTACAACAAAAACAGTCCCGACGATCGGTGGAAAAAGCATTTCGATGATGGGCGAATTCAACCATGGAACACAAAGGGTGATTACATCCTTCTCACACTGCAGATAAGAGGTGACAACTCCATTCGCAATTTCCCAGTTAATTACCAGAAGTTAGCCAACGAATGCATGAAGGCAAGTGACCTTCCTGTGCTTGTAAAGGATCACCCGGTGCGAAAGGGAACCTGGGGTAACATCGTGGCCGACGGCGTTTTTAACGGCAGCATAGAAGAGGCTGTTCGAGGTGCGGCAGTGACCGTTACCATCAACAGTAACTCCGGTGTTGATTCTGTGATCGCAGGAACCCCGGTTGTGAATTTTGACCATGGCTCCATGGTATGGGACCTTGCAATGAAAGATCTTACCCAGCTAAACAACCCTCCCACTCCGGACCGATCCCAGTGGGCAGCCGATCTAGCCTATGCTCAGTGGCTTCCGGAAGAGATTTCTGCAGGACATGCTTGGGAACACCTTAAGCAAAGGTATGAATAACCTGGGCGATGCAGTCAAAGGTTGAAGACCAACCGAGAAATAATTTTCTTGAATTAAATTGGCCTCATATATAAATAGTTATTTAATCTAACCCCAAACACAAAACACAACAACACAAATGGAAGCACTAATCGAACTACTCGAAGGTCAGTCCTGGTTTGGTCTTGCAACAGCAATCATCGCTGCTGCATCCATCATCGCGGCTGCTACTCCAACTCCTGAAAAGGGAACTCCCCTGAGCTACCTTTACTGGGTCATCGATTTCCTGGCCGTGAACATCGCTAAGGCGAAGGACACAGGTGAGAAGGTTGAGACTGAAGAAGCTGGAGAATAACAATGAACATGTGGAAGGCAATCATTCAGGCAGCTACAGCAGCTTTGAATGCTTATGCTGCCCACATTAACTGGAAAAGCGAAAGGTACATAGATGAAATTGAAGACGACATTGATCGCCTTAGCAGGGATCTCAATGCTGATTCCAAGCTGCGAATCCGTAGGCTCCTTCTCAGGAAAAAACGATACACTGAACAACTCGGCTCTATACGATCCGACGGAGGTGACGTTGATCCCGGGTAAAACTTACGAATTCAAAGAAGGAACCCTACAAGGGCGAGGCCAGAAATTTCACTCTGACTTTTCATTCCGCCAGATGCTCATTGAACAGTAATTTCAACAGATTACAAAAAAAGCCCACTCTTTCTTAACGGATCGAGTGGGCTTTTTCGTTTAGTAATTTAGCGATATTAGCCTTCGTAGATTCCCTTTAGGTGTTTTTCGAATGCTTCGATTTTCTTAAGCCGATCTGGCCAAAGTATGTAATCTTTGTCTGGGCTAGATTTTAGGTTATTTAGGAGTGGACCAACCGCGTTGTATAGTTTGTCTATTTTTTCTTGTGCGGCTTCGGCCTCGGCAGTTGTTGCTTCGATTTCGCTTTGCGCTTCTTGGTACGAATTTAGTTCTGTTTCGTCAACGACGGTGAATCCGAAGTCAAATATTTCGTCGCTCATAATTGCTTAATTCTCTTTAGTACCAGTTGGTGTGTTTCTTTAGAACAGTCGTTTTTCCGGCCTGGAGAAACTTGTTCGTGGGTTAGGATTTTGCTTTCATCCAGTCCGAATTTTGTCATGAGATAAACACACTTTTTAGCGCATGAATCAATCTCTGCTGCGGATGGTGTTCGTGTGTTTGTGTCTCCGTAAAAAGAAATGCCGATGCTGTGACTGTTTAGTCCAGAAAGACCTGCCCAAGAACTTGATCCAGCGTGCCAAGCCTTTTTGGTGTCGGAAACAAATTGTGTTCGTGATCCGTCAGCAGCAATGAGGTAGTGATAGGAAACCTTGCTTCTGGAATTAAGGATCCAAGAACGAGTTCCATCATGACTTCCAGCACTGTGATGAAGAACAATGTACTTTGGCGAGATACTTCCGCTTTGGTTGGGTGATGATTTAAAAACCTCGGTGTAGTCGTCTTCCTGTATGGTGTCGACTGGCGGTTCAGGTTTTTCTGGTTCGCCCTTGCCTTCGTGAATTAGGTTTTCCCAAATCATCTTCCAGGTTTTGGGTCCATCAATTCCGTCGGCCTTGAGACCAAGCTTGGCCTGGACTTCTCTTACGATTCCGGTTTTTCCGTTGAATTTCATACAGTTATTTATCAATCACGAACGTTTGCCTTTTCCGTATAATTCGGGAAATGGTCTTCGCATTTCTTTTTGTAAAGAGATTGATTCTTGAATGCTGGGAAGAATTGTACAAACAATGTGAGTGTAGTCGTGCTCCCTTGCAAATGTAAGACGCTGGGATCCACCCCAAACGCTGTAAATCATTTTGTCTTTATTCTCGTCTCCCCAAAATTGATCGCTCGGAATATCACAAATCTTTTTGCGGTAACGTCGCTTTGCTTCTAGTAGATCCTTGTATGATGTGTGTACCACCATTATAGGAAACCGCATGCCGTTGGCCAGGATGTCCTTGCTCAACGAATCCTTAAAAGGCATTCCGCGAAGCTCCTTAACTGATGGAACAGATTGCCAAATTTCATCAACCGGAAGAGTGATAAGCGGAAAGCCCCGCCAATTGTCTTCGGTGATTTGGCACTCCAAAACACGTTGCTTCATGGGTTATTTCCCTTGTCCGCGATACCGCTTTTTGTAAATCTTAGAACTTTTTAGTGCGGAAGATCCGGACTTTGCGTGAACTCCTGGTCGCTTGATGCGCTTTGTTTCCTGATGGGATGATGTTTTCTTCATGACTTTATATATCGAAATTAATTACAACTGAGAAATTTAAAATGATAAATATAACCATGAAGAGATTAATCATCCCCGCTATGGTTCTTTTCTCTTGTCATGCCTGGGCAACAGCTTCGCCCAGTCTTAAGATCGACCAACTTATCGCGGCCGATCTCCGTAAAAAGCAAATCCAAATGCCGAAACCCGCTTCAAATGAAGTGTTTGTTCGCAGAGCTTACTTGGATATTGTTGGAAGGATACCAACGTTTGACGAGAGAGAAATGTTTATTCGCGATCCGGACAAAGCAGCGCTTATCGAAAAGCTTGTTTCGTCACAAGGTTATGTAGAGTCTATGTTTAACTTTTACGCAGACCTTCTTCGTGTTAAACGAAGGGTTGTTAACAACGTTCCTGCAGAATCATACATCTTTTGGATTAAAAATCAAATTGCGGCTAACACCCCTTACGACAAATTCGTCCGGGACCTGCTAACTGCTCAAGGAACCATTTACACAAACCCAGCGGTTGCGTATTACCTTCGAGACGAAGGCATGCTACTTGACAACGTTGCAAACACATTCACAGCTCTTGCTGGAACAAACATCTCCTGTGCTCAGTGTCACGATCATCCGTTTGATGATTGGACACAAATGGATTACTACAACATCTCCGCTTTCTTTTCCACGCTAAACACACGGGGTCTTGCAAAGGAGCGTTCCATTTACGGAGACCTTCGCAATGAAGCTCGGGCTTCTGATGCAAACGGTGAAACCCGCGGAGCTATTAACAGGCTCGGCCAATGGTGGGCGGTTGGAGGATACCGCAACACAATCACATACGATCCCAAAAAGCTTTTAAAGCTTCCACACGATTACAAGTACAGCGACGCTGATCCTTACGACACCGTTGAAGCTCGCACCCCAATTGGCAAAGTGCTGCGTGAGGGTAAAGAACGTGGAACACTAACACAAGACTTTGCTGAGTGGTTCACAGACGACAGCCATCCAACCTTTGCCACAAACATTGTTAACCGTCTTTGGTACAAGGCTTTTGGATTCAAGCTTATTCACAACTTAAATGACATCAGTACCTTTGATGATCTGAGAAGCACACGCAACGACGAACTTGTTGAGTACCTAACACAGCTTATAAAGGACCTGGATTACAACACACGGGCTTTTAATCGCATACTGTACAGCACACGGTTTTACTCAGCGCAGTCAGACGACAAGGGCGAGTTTCGAGGACCAAAAATGCGACGCATGACATCAGCTCAGCTTTGGGATTCAATTGTTACGCTTCACACCGGCAACGTTGATGCTTGGCAACCAAAGGATCTCACCGACACCTACCGAGAGCTTTTCCGCAATCCTTCAAGTGTTAATTCGAAAACAGCTCTTGTTGCTTATGAAGAGTGGCAGAAATTACAACGTCTTTTTTACGACGGTGCGCCACGAATGGGTCGGCAGATGATGATTCGATCCTCCAACATCTTTGAAGGTGCGCTGGAAAACTTCATGCTGGAGTTTGGTCGATCCGATCGAAACCTAATTGAAACGGGTAATGAAGACGCCAACATAACACAGATCCTTACACTCATGAACGGCCCGCTCACAAAGGGTCTCATGGACGAAGAAAACCAAGTCATGGAAAAACTGATTGACTGGAACAAGGACATGGCAATTGAATACCTTTTTGCAACATACATCAGCCGGCTACCAACCCAAGAAGAGGTTGAATTACTGATGGACGTTCCATTCGAAGACATCGTTTGGATACTTTTAAACAGCCACGAATTTAAATTTATTATATAGAAAAAAGAACATGGAAACAGACAGACGCTCATTCATCGCAGGCCTAGCAGCCGCTACATACGGGGTAAACGTTGTAAACGCACAACCCACACAAGAAACCAAAGCCAAGAATGTTATCTACATCGCTCTCGATGGTGGTGCAAGTCACATCGATTCTTTTGATCCTAAAAAGGACAAAGAAGTTGCTGGAGACACAACCGGCATCGCAACATCAGGCGACTTTCAAATTGGCCATCGCCTTCCGAAGCTTGCTCAGGTCATGCACCACGCAGCTGTTGTTCGATCGCTTACATCAAAAACCGGAGCACACAGACAGGCTCAGTATTTGAACAGAACATCGTTTAAGCAACTTGCAACGATCACTCACCCATCTCTTGGAAGCTGGGTTTCACACCTGTCCAATCGCGACACAACCATTCCAGACTTTGTTCTTATCAATGGTGCAAGCTCACATCCAGGAAGTGGATTCCTTCCCAAGATTAAATCGCCTCTTCCCATTGTGGATCCAAATGCTGGTCTTCGTAATTCGAGTGCGGACTCAAAGCTTGCTGAGCGCATGGATTTACTCCGCCAGGTTAACTCAAAGATCGAATCACCAATTGCTTCTCAGTACAATGACTTTTATGACAACACAGTTCGATTCCTCCAGTCAAAAGACCTTGAGCTTTTTGACATAACACGTGAGCCCGCAGCCAAGCGGGAACGGTACGGAAGCACTCGTCTTGGTCAAGGTCTTCTTCTTGCCAAACGTCTTGTCCGCGGCGATGTTCGATTCATTGAGGTCAACAACGGAGGCTGGGACACTCACACTGAGAACTTTGAAAAGCTCGACAACAAACTTAATGAAGTTGACAACGCACTAAGCGCTTTGGTCCTGGATCTCGAAGCTGAGGGATTACTAGATTCCACTCTTATTGCCGTTGTAACCGAATTTGGTCGCACACCAAAGATCAACGTAAACACCGGCCGGGATCATTACCCACAGGCTTACTCAGCACTCCTTCTTGGAGCTGGTATCAACGGTGGTGTGGCAGTGGGAGAAACAAATGAGCAGGCAACAAAGGTTATCAGCGAAAAGCATTCGATCACAGATGTGAACGCAACAATCGCTCACCTTGCAGGCCTGGACATCGAGCAGTCCCACTTTTCAACCACTGGCCGTCCATTCCGCGTGGCTGACCACGGCAAGCCAATCGCAAAGGCTCTTTCCTAGGAGCCTTTCGCGAAAACCGGCAAAACCCTTTGAAAAACTACCAAAACCGGCAAAAGTGGAAAAAAAGTGCATTTTTAATGAAAAAAGAGGTTTACGGAACCCACAAGTTATGGTAAGATGTCTCTGTAACAGAAAAACTACACACTACATAATGAGCACCACTACCAAACTTGATGTCCGCGCAGCCCTCGAATCACTCAAGCCTCTCGAGCGGCCTTTGTTCCGCCTCGAGATGAACAACGAACACAAGAAGAATTGGAGCAAATACCCCGTCACATCCGCGGACGGAAACGACATTTTCAAGCGCCTCATGGCTCGCTTTCGTGCTGGCAACATGGACCCCAGACTTAAAAACGGCCATGGCTGGCTTTTCCGCCTTGTCCCCATGGCTGGAGCCAGCCACTACGACCGCAAGGACATCACTTGGGAATCAGTCCAGGAGCTCCTCTCCAAGGGCTCCTCCGCTGCCTAAGAAAAAAGTGCATTTTTAATGAAAAAAAAGATTTACATTCCCCTATATTATGGTAAGATAGGCATGTAACAACAACAACCCAGAAAAAACAACCACCATTACCTATGAGTCAAGAATCCGCTAAAGCCAAGATCGCTAAGTCCAAGAAC